AAAGGGCTCAAAAGCCGAGCTTGAAAGCCAGATGGCGAAGCTCGACGAGCGGATCAAGAAGGCGAAAGAGGAAGGCAAAAGTGAGCTGGCCCAGCAGCTGGAGGCTGAACGGGCCGAGAAAGAGAAACTCAAGGCGTCGATGGAGCAGATTGAGGCGAAAAATCGGGATCTTCTGGCTAAGAGCACGCTGCAAAAGGTGCTCTCGAACTACAAACCGAGAAACGCCAGAATAGCAACTATCGTGCTCGAACAAAATCTTGAAGTTGAGGATGGCGTCGTTAAATATAGAGACGGCGAAAATCTTCTAAGTGTCGAAGATGGCGTAAGAAAGTTTTTCGAGGAAAACCCTGACGAATTGCAAAGCAAGGGTGTTCCCGGCAGCGGAGCCAACACCGGCGGCGCGTCATGGGAGGGGAAAAAGTTTTCCGAGATGACGCTAACAGAAAGGACCGAGCTGAAGAAAAAAGACCCGGCTCGGTATGAGCAACTAAAAAAACAAGGAGCGTAAAAAATGGCAGGAACAAGACTGGCGGATGTGATCGTCCCCGAGGTATTTAATGACTACGTGCTCGAGAAGAGCGCCGAAACAAGCGCGCTGGTGCAAAGTGGTGTTATCGCAACCGATCCCGAGATCCAGGCAGCAGCCAATGGGGGAGGGGAGTTCGTAAACATGCCCTTCTTTAACGACCTGGAAGGTGATGCCGAAGAGGGCGGGAAGGGCTTCGATGGCGCGTCGTTGACCCCTGCAAAGATCACGTCCGAGAAAGATATGGCCGTGAAGATTTTCCGCGCCAAAGCGTGGGACGCTTCAGACTTTGCCGGACTACTCTCTGGTGCTGACCCCGTTGGCGCAATCGCCGACCGCGTGGCGGCATTTTATGTGCGTGTGAAGCAGAAGGCACTGATTGCCTCCCTCAATGGTGTATTCGCCGGGCCTTTGTCATCCAGCCACGTGCTGGACATCTCCGGCAACACAGGAGCCGCCGCGGTTATCGATGGGGCATCCACAATTGACGCCGGAGCGCTGCTCGGTGACGCCGCCGGTGGGTTGACCGCTATCGCAATGCACGGTTTGACTTATGCAAAACTGCAAAAGGAAAAGCTCATCGAGTACATCCCCACGCCTAACGAGGCCGTTTCGATCCCCACCTATCTAGGCAAGATGGTCGTCGTCGATGATGGGCTGCCCGTAGATACGGCTAACGGCGTCTACACCACTTACCTCTTTGGCAACGGGGCTATCGGAGGAGCTGACATCAACCTCGGAGACAAAGCCGTCGAAACCGACCGCGACACCCTTGGGGGCGTTGACGTGCTGGCAACCCGCGCCGGGTTTATCATGCACCCCCGCGGCGTCAAGTGGGCTACAACCATCTCTAACCCAACGTCCGCCCAGCTTGCCGATGGTAAAAACTGGCGGCGCGTTTACGAGCCCAAAAACATCCGTATCGTCGCCTTCAAACACAAAATCTAAGGAGGCTGATTATGGGGATCATGACGTTCCGCCTTGCACGGGAGCGGGCCAAAGCCGAGAAGATCGAGGCCGCAGGCGATGAAGGACTGCCAGAAGCCGTGATCGACTTTATCGAGGCCCGCACCGACCTCGATCCGGAAGCCGTTGCGGATGGCGTAGAGATTTCTCTAACCAAGGCTGGCAAACTGACCAAGGCAACCGAAAAAGCCCTCATCGAGAAGATCGAGGCCGCAGGCGATGAAGGATAACTCCGTGCCGCACAAAGACCCAAGTAGTCATTCGCTAATCCCGTACGTCATAACCATTGCGATCGCAGTTTGGGGCGGGATAGCGAATAACATTCGCAAACTGCGAGACGGCACGATCAATCGGTTTTCTATCGCGGAACTCATCGGTGATATTACCATCTCCGGCTTTATTGGGGTGATCACTTTTTATCTATGTGTAGCCGCAGAGCTTAGCGAGCCCATGACGGCTGCTCTGGTCGGTATTAGCGCCCACATGGGTACAAGGGGGCTTGCATTGCTCGAAGACGCGGCCTGGAAGCGGCTGGAGAGCATAATCGGAGGGCCGGTCGGCGATGAAAAGGGCGATTAAGTCTTTCGGGCTGATGGCCGTAGCAGCCGTTGGCGTGACGATCGCATCGATCCCCGTGCTCGTCGTGATGAGCGTGCGCAATCGTCGCAAACTGCCAGAGTATTGGCGGACGGTAGCCATCGGAATGGATCAGGTCGGCGGCTCAATCATATATGGCACGGAGGACTGGACGATCTCCAGCTGGACGCATTGGCTTTGCAAGAGCAGGGGCGGGCGGTTTTGCCGCTTCGAGCGGCTGATCGACTCGATTTTCGGTCCCGGTCATTGCGCACGGAGCTGGGATCATGAGCGACGCGGGGGGTTGCAATGAGGCTCTATCTAATCGCCGCTTCCGTGATCGCCGCAATCGTCGTCGGACTCTGGATCAAGAGCGCCTACCTCGGGGCCAAGGTCGAGCGGAGCGAAGCCCGCGCGGTGAAAGCCGAGGCGGAAAGCAAGGCCGCCAGGTTTGAGGCAAACATCACCGATCTGGTGGCAAACATTACGAGAGGGGACGAGGATGACGAAAATCGCAGCGATGTCGTTACCGGCACTTTTGCTTTTTAGCGGATGCGCCCCGAAGCCATCCGCAGCTGTATGCCCGAAGCTAAGGCCCGTTTACGTAGCAAAAACGAGCTTTAGTTACGAGCACAACAAGACCCACGTATGGACGACCGTCGGCAACTTTCGCCACATCGTCCGCCATGCCAATCGCCTGCGTCGGGCGGTGACGGCGCTCAACCGGGAGATCGAGCTCTATAACGAAAACTATGCTAAAGGGGGCCGCTGAAATGCTAGGAACGGTTTGCGCAATCGACAAAGCCGCCGGGCTGGTCAAGGTCGACATCGACGGCCGAGTGACCAACTGGCTCCCCTGTGTGCAGTCCACCCCCTCGGTCGGCCAGCAGGTCGCATTGATCGAGTATGAGCAGGACGGCACGGGGGTCGTGCTTGGCTCCCTCTCCCGCGTTGACGGCTCCCCGGTGAGCCTGCATATCGGCGGGATCGACGCCGTGATTGACGGTTCGACGATCGTGCTCAAGAGCGACGGCGACGTCACCGGAAACATCAAAATCACGGGCGACCTGACCGTGGACGGCAACATTACGACGACAGGCACCGTGACGGATACCAAGGGCGACCTGACCAACTTCACCACCACCGACGGAGCGAAAAGAGCATGAGGGTTAATGTAACAGGAGCGGAAACGATGGACGAGGGCTACCGCATCAGCGTGGCTGAAGAGATACGCCGCTGCCTCGTCACCCGCAAGGGATCGATCCCTATGAACCCGGAATACGGCTCAAACCTCTATCTCTACCGTGACCGCTCCCTCGATGACACCACCAGGATCGGCATCATCGACGAGAGCTTCGGCGCGATCGAGTACGCCGTCAAGCGCGTCAAGCCGACGCGGGTGCAGATCGACATGGCAGCGGATGGCAAATGGGATCTCATCGTGGAGGTAGCGGCGGCATGACGACGGTGATCAACCAGTGGGGCATGTATATCGACGGGCGTGTCCGAGATGAGATCATCCATGCCGTGGAGACCGACGCCACGAGCCTGGTCATCGACGGCACGCATATCAAGATCGTCAAGGTGACGACGACGGAGGATCGAAAAATCATCGAAGTGGAGGTGTTGCTATGACACTCCCTGATCTTGCTGTGCCGATGAGCTACGAAAATATCCTCAAGGCGAATATCGCCAAAGCCAAAGAGCTGTTGCCGGACTACACTCCGGCTCAGGGCGACGACATTATGATAGTTTTGCAAGATTTTAGCTACCGGGAGATGCTACTACGAGAGTTTATCAACGAGCAGGTACGGGGAAACTTTGTGATGACCGCCGAGGGGGCAAAGCTGGATCATCTGGCGATGACGCTCTACGGGCTGGAACGGCTAAAGGGTGCGAAACCGACGACCACGGCGACCTTTACGCTCAGCCGCGCGCTGCCCTATGACGTGACGATCCCCAAGGGCTACGAGCTGCTCGAAGACGGTGGCATCTACCGGGCGCACACTACCGAAGAGGCAGTGATCCACTCCGGCAAAACAAGCGTGACGGCGACGGTGGAATTGGATGCCTTTGTGTCGAGCTCCAAGGCAAGGTGCGAGATCCCCGTCGAGCAGATCCCCTACCTATCCGTCCATCAAAACGGGGACTTTGCAAACGGCGGAGACATGGAGAGCGACGAAGAGTTTCGGGAGCGTATCCGGGTATCGCTCTCCCGCACCTCGACGGCGGGGAGCAGAAACGCCTATATCGGGTACACCTATGCCGCTGATGAGCGGATCAGCGACGTGTCCGCCTACCGGACCGCGCCCGGAGAAGTCAAAGTCGTCTACTGGGCCGATCAGATGGATGGCGTGATGCAGCAGCGCGTAGAGCGCACGCTAAATGCCGAGGACGTGCGGCCCCTGACGGATCACCTGACTATCCAGCCAGCGACGATCAAGACGGTGGACGTGACAGCGACGCTGATCATTCCCAAGGGTTCCGATGCGGCTAAGTTGACGGCGGCGGCCAGGGAAGCGGTCGAGGGGCTATTTGCAAATCCTCAAATCGGGCGGGACGTCGTGACATCCCGCGTTATCGCGGCGTTGGCGTCCGTCGGGGTCGATGACGTGACGCTGGCAGCCCCGGCCTCCAACGTCGTCGTGGGGGATAACGAGATCGCGCTGCTGGGCGCGGTCAATATCTCGACGCAGGAGAGTGGTGATGTCTATTAAAGACTGTACTCGGCTCCTGCCTGATCTCTACGGCGAAAAC